AGTATTTAGCCAAGAAAAAGTAGCCAGCTTTATTCCTAAGAAACCCGAGAGTATCAGGGTATTCAATGACATGATGGGAACTTTCGATGAGGCTCGTAAGGGTCCTCTGGAAATTTGGGAAGGGCCCAAGTTCGACGACGTATTTTTAATAGGAGCAGACGTATCCCTAGGTGTGGGACAAGACTACAGTGCAGCTGTGGTTCTCAACCAGGAGGGTAATGTTTGTGCAACGTATAGAGATAACAGTATTGATCCCTCTAATTTTGGGGACGTTCTTTTCTATCTTGGCAGGTATTTTAACAATGCTTTACTTGCGGTGGAAAGTAACTCGATGGGAGTCGCGACGATCACAAGACTCCAACAAATGGGATACGTAAACCTTTATTACCAGACTAAGCGTGTGGTTACCATGACCGATGAGGAAGGTACCAGACCAGGGTTTAGAATGACTACCAGTACTAAACCAATGGTAATAGGTTATTTAAAAAGGGCTATCGATGAAGAAGATATATGGATTCCTTCTAAAGATATTATTGCAGAGCTTAAGACGTATGTTGCGAACGATAAAGGACAAACTGAGGCTTTATCCGGAAATCATGATGATCTTATCATGGCCCTGGCGATAGCCTGGGAAGTGAGGAGGACTCATGAATTTAGGTTAACTAATGACAGAGTACATTGGAAACATATGAATTTAAAAGGTAATAAATCAGACGAGGTTTGGTTATGAGTGATATGAAAAAGAAACTTGAAGCTGCGAGAATAAAACTCTCCAAGCACCCCGGAGGCGAGAATCTCAAGATAATAGAATCTTCAGAACAAGCCAAGGAAATGCAACTAAAAAGTGCAAAGGCAAGAGTTGAAAACAGACAAGCAAGAGAAGAAGCAGAAAGAATACTTAAGTCATTTAAACAACGCGGCAAAGATTTAGAGTCTCTTAACCTCACAGGATTAGAAGTAATGAAACTAATTATGGGAGATGCTATTGTTAAAGGAGATACAAGAACTGCGGCTGCCCTTGCGGCGCAAGTGGCAGAGTATGAAACACCAAAGTTATCGCGTCAGGAAGTACATTCAACGGTACAGGATGTTACTGAATTGTCGGATAAGGAGCTTCAAGAATTATTGGAGCTAGAAAGTGAAAAACCAGTAAAGGGAGTACACTAGTGATTTGGAAAGAACCAAAAGGTGTTAAACATAAAAACGGTAAAACATGGGATCCTACTACCAAGCGTACCAAGGAGCTCAGAGATAATGCTGAAGCAGCAGAGAAACAAAGAGCTAAAGACGAAAAAGATGGTCGATGGTCAGTAGGAGGGAAGAATAGTATTGCTCAACAATTCGAGTAATCGCAGGTACGTCTGCAACGATCTTTTCTCCTTTCTTAGTTGCAAGGGGTTTTCGGTGTCCCCGGGACGGCTACGCCGAACTACAATAATGGTGCCCAGAGTGGCCTATCAGATAGGATAAATAAATGGCTGATCAAGGTTATAAAGAAGCAGTTTCCGATGAGAAACTAATATTACTTATCGAGCAGGGAATTGCTAACTCAACTGGTTCTTGGCTTAATTCAAGCGAGATGTCGGAAGAAAGACAGAAATCGACTTATGAATATGCAGGTTTACCTCGTCACCACCTTTATCCTAATGGTGTATCCTCTATTGTTGCTACAGATACAACAGAAACTGTTGAAGCTTATTTGGCTTTAATATCAGAATTAATGTTTAATAACAATAAACTTGCCAGGTTTTTACCTTATTCAGAGAAACCTGAAGATATTTCATCAGCGGAAATGGCTTCACAAGTTACAAATTACTGTATCTTTAAAAAGAATAGAGGTTGGGAAGTACTCAACACTTGGGTTAAAAGTGCTTTACTATGGAAGAATGCTGTTATACGCTGGGATTACATAGAAGATAAAAAGCACGAATTTGAAGAATTTGATCACATTACTGAAATAATGCTCGACGCTAAGCTATCAGACACTGATACAGAATTAGTAGGTGAGCTAGAATTAGATGCAAATGGAAATTACATTAACGTAAGACTTAAAAGAACTATAGATAACTCTCGGGTTAAAATAGAAAATGTTCCTCCGGAAAATTTTAGAATAGACAGAAATGCAACTGCAATAGAAGATGCAGCTTTTGTGGGTATTCAAGTTGATATGACCCGATCTGAAATAAGACAGGAGTGGCCTGAAATTGCAGATAAGGTCGATGACTGGGGTGATCTTTACTCTAAGTATAATGTCAGTGATAAACTTTATAAACCAGAAGAAGTCTCCAGAAAAGAAATTATAGGACAAACTTTTCTTAGTGGTGACAGAGATAATAGTACATTAGAAGCTAATCAACCTGTTAGTGTAACAGAGTGTTGGCTTCAAGTAGATAGGGATGGAGACGGCATAGCCGAACTCAAGCACTTAATAATTGCAGGAGAACAAATCCTCTTTGAAGAAGATGCTAAAGAGATACCGTTATGCTCTATTTGTCCCTTTGAAGTTCCATATGAATTCTATGGGTTATCCGTAGCGGATATGACGCGAAGTTCTACTCTTGCCTCAACAGCTATACTTAGGGGATTTGTAGAAAATACCTATCTTACTAACTATAGCCCTAAACTCGCGGATCCTAATGTGGTTGATTTTAGTGCTCTCCAAAACATGAAACCAAAGGATCTTATACCGACTAACGGAAACCCTACGGCTGCAGTATCAGCACTTCCTCCAGAACAAATTTCAACTGGTACTGTTCCGATCCTGGAGTACCTACAGCGCCATAAAGAACAAGCAACAGGTATGTCTAAAGCAGCACAAGGTCTCCAGGATGAGTTATTTGTCTCAGGAAACTCTGAGGTTAAACTAAGTCAAGTAATGAGTGCTTCTCAAAAGCGTGTTCAGCATATCTGTAGGCGGTTTGCCGAAACAGGTTTTAAGCGCTTATGTGAAGGTGTGTATTCCACTATGGCTAATAACATGGACAAAATGTCTGTGCAAGATCCTAAGTATGGTGTTTTAGACATTGAGATTGGAAAATTACCTAAGATGATGGCGCTTGAGGTTGATGTAGATCTCGGTGAAAATTCTAATGCTAATAAACGAGATAAACTACAATTATTAGCAAAAGAGTTAATACCATTATTAGAACAAGCAGGAGCTGGCTCGTTACTTAGACCAGACGCTTATGCAGTTATTGCTAATCAATTATTAACTTCTTTAGATTTAGAACCAAATGATTATCTTAAAGATCACACGACTCCTGAATTCCTTGAAGGAACGCAAAAAGCATTACAAGCAAAACAACAAGAAAGCGAAGAAGCTAAGAAAATAGCTAAAGCTAAAACTCAAAGTGAAGTAGAACAAGCAGCAGCAAATGTACGTTATACTGATGTACAAGCTAATAATGCTTACCAAGATAATGCCAGACAGCTTGCAATTGCAATTGATACTCATATGCAAAAGTGGGCAGACATTTCACTTAAGGCACAAAAGGAAGGTATTGAATTACCTGAAAGACCTCCATTTGGTGATCTTATGGCAATGTCTAAACAAGTATTGGATGAACTAGAAGTTAATAGAAATAAGAAAAATACCCCTATAAATATTACTGGAGAAGCAATAAACCCTGAGGAACCATCTATTGCTCAACAAAAGATGAATCCTTCGGTAAGCCCTCCAAGAACACCAGGGGATAGTGGAGTATAATAATGGATAAATATAGAGAAAATGCCGAGAAGAGGCTGACGCAAAAAATACATCCCGATAGACAAGCGCAATTAGCTTTACAAAATGCTAAGTTTTCTGCACAACATCGAGAAGATTTTTTTACAGATGCCTATGGCGAAATACTTGTAGATTTATTTATACAGTGGCTTAATACAGAGCCTCATGAAAATAAATCTAGAGATCATTTGTATCATTGTGCAATGGCACTTGGTTCTGTAAAAGAGAAAATGTTACAGATGGAAACTTACGGTGGTAATTTGCAAGCTATGAAGGAGAAAATGAATGGCGCTAATTGAAGACGGTAATAAAGAAAAAATAATTAATAATATTGATAGTATCCTTAGTACGGCCCTTAATGTTGAAGGTGCCGGAGAAAGAGGAGTTATCAGATTAAGGACTATGGCTGCAGAAATAGTTTCTTTAATTAAATTAAGAGAATTTGTAGAAGACCAAGGGTCTACTATAAAAATGCCCTCTATAAAAAAGGAGGGTAAATAATGGCTGAACAACAAACCTCTACCCAATCGGATGATGTGAGTGTTCCTGGCGGTAACGAAGACGCACAACTCAATGACATTCTCAGGAATTCACCTCTGGCTCAAGCAGCTGGAATTGTACCTTTACCTGAAGAATCTCTACCTGAGGCTGAAGCGAACCCAGCAGAAACAGAAGAGGCATCTCAAGACCTGGCCTCTGAAGAAGAAGCTGCAACAAATGAAGCAGATAAACCTGTGGAAGAAGCTGTATCAGAAGAAACAACTGAAGGAACTGAAAGCGGAGATGACGAGTCTACCGAAGCAGAAAGTTATACTTTGGAAGAATTAGACGATATAATGGTAACCCATAAGATAAATGGCGAGGAAGTTACTCAAAAGTTATCTGATTGGATTGCTTCTTCAGCAACCAAACAGTCTTTATCAAAACAAGGTCGAGAAATAGGCGAGCTTAAAAAAGCATTAGAAGATGAAAAAGTAAGAAAGATGTCAGAGCTTGACCAACTTGGAAGTGTTATGGCCCAAAGTTTTTATGCGGAAGAAATGAAAGCCCAGAAAGCTTATCATGAAACTACGCAAAAATTACAGCAGGCTCAACAATCTGATGACACTTATGAAATAGGCGAACTTAGTAAAGAACAAAGTAAACATCAAAAAGCCTATTGGGGTGCAAGAAGTAAGCGTGAAAATGCTCTTAAAGGAATCCAACAACAGCAGCAACAATTTCAACAACAAAAATTTCAAGAAGAAGTTCAAGTTTTTAATAAGAACATCGGTGGGTTAATACCTAATTGGAATGAAAGTGTTGCTAAAGATATTAGAGACTTTGCCCTAGAAGAGGGTTTACCAGAGCAATTAATTAATGCGATTACTAATCCTACAATAGTCAAATTTGTTTACGATTATAAGAACCTTAAAAAAGGCGTTACTAAGGGAACTGCAAAACGTAAGATAGCTAAGACGCTTAAAACCCCAGTCAAGAAGTCTGTACCAGCTGAAAAGAAGCGGATAGACCAAGAGGCTATGGTTAAAGCAAGAGCTTTTAAAGATAATGCTTCCAAAGAAGATCAAGATGCTTTTATGAAACAATACGCCTTAAAATCTTTGAACTCAACTTAAGTCATTAGGAGGTAAATAATGGCTACTGGACAATACGCAACCCAAGGAGCGTCAGACAATCGATTTGATTCTGGTACTTCTTCTGCGGCAGTCTCAGAAAATGAGGACCTAGCTAACTTCATTAGCATGATTACTCGCTCTGAAACTCCGTTTATGTCTTCCATTGGTAAGACTAAAGCTACTGGTATATATCACGAGTGGCAAACCGATGAACTCAACGACCCAGCAGACTCAACAATGAGACAAGGTGCTGATTTTGACGCTGTTGGTCCTGACTCTCCTAGTAATGCTACAACAGATGGTGGTAACACTATCAGTAAGCGTTTTAGGACACGATTAGGTAACTACACACAGATTAACGGTAAGACCGTATCTGTCTCAGGTACCAAGCGTGCAATAGATCAAACTGGCGTAGCAGACGAATATGCTTACCAGCTTAAAAAGCGTGGTACAGAACTTCGTAGAGACGTCGAGAGAGATCTTATTCACTCTGTAAATACATCTACCCCTGGTAGTAGTTCTGCCAAAGGAAAGATGGGTGGTGTTTACTCATGGATTAACGGTGTTGATCATGTTGTATTCGCTCATGCTACTTTCTTTTCACCTAACTCAAACGTTGGTGGTCAAAATGCTCACGGCGAACTTGCAGAAACAGGTACTTGTACTATCGGTGTAGATGGTGCTACAGCTAATACAGGAAATATGTCACTAACACATATTGACGACGCTATGCAGAATATCTATGAAGCTGGTGGTAAAGCTAATCGTGCCATGATGTCACCTAAAAACAGAAGACAACT